GAACTCACTGAGAACCGCTTCGGGGGCATCGTTAACGTCACCCGACCGAACGGCATTATCCCGCTCGAACAGGCTCCGCTGAACCCCTTCGTGTTCCAGACGATCAACCTCCTCAAGTCCGACAAAGAGGAGAAGATCGGCATCTCGGACCTGTCACAGGGTCTGAACAAGGATGCGGTGTCCAAGCAGAACAGCGCGGACATGATCCACGAGCTGATCAGCGTCAGCCAGCTGCGGCAGAAGATCGTCGCACGCAACTTCGCTGAAGGGTTCCTGACCGAACTATACAACGAAATATACCGGCTCGTCCTGGAGAACGAGAAGCGCGAGAAGATCGTGCAGATCGCAGGCGGCTGGCAGCCGATCGACTTTTCCCAGTGGCCCGAAGAGAGCTGCGTCTCAGTGTCCTTTGCACTGGGCTACGGAGAGGCCGCGAAGGAAGCGGAGAAGTGGGCCGGCATCGGCAAGGCGCTGGGAGAAGTTCCCTCGCTCGCCGGATGGTTCACGCCCGAGCAGCAATACTACGTCGCTAAGCGCGGCATTGAGGAACTGATCGGCCCCGAGGTGGATCAGGTGCTCAGGCCGTTCAACCAGCCTCAGCCACCCCCGCCGAACCCGCTTCAGCAGGCCGAGATACAAATGAAGCAGGCCGACGCACAGGTGAAGCAGGCCAACGCCCAAGTGGCGGTGGTCCAGGCGCAGGCCGCTGCCAAGAAGGCTGACAACGACTTCCAGCTGGAGATGGCAAGGCTCGCGATGGAGAGCCGCAAGCTCGACATGGAGTTCCAGCTCAAGCGCGATCAGCTGGCCCATAAGGTCGCTGTGGACGCCGCTGAGATCACCCTTCAGCAGGACGCTCAGGCGAACGATAAGCTGATGGCCGAGGCGCAGCCGACCCGTGGCTAAGGCGACGAAGGAGGAAGCGCACTACACGCGCTGCGGCACCGAAGCGAAGCACTGCGGTGTCTGCACGATGTTCCGGGCTCCCGACAGCTGCACCGCTGTCGAGGGCCACATCTACCGTGACGGCGTTTGCAAATACTTCGAGAAGAGGAAACTTGCTCGACCTCGATCAGGCTGAATACGTCATCCAGCGCGGCAATCGTGCGGCTGACCTACTTGCTAATGAGTCGTTCACATGGATCGTGAGCGATCTCACCAATACCCATCTTGCGGGCCTTTGCGCCGCCAAGCCCGGCGAACAGGACGCAATCAACTATCACCACGCCATGCAGCACACCCTGACGGAGATCGTCGGGGTGCTGTCGGGATACGCCCAGGCGGGTGCAGCGCAACAAGCCGTCCTAGACGCCATCAACGGCGATGGCGAGGACGAACTAGAGGATACACCGTGAGCGATAGCACCATCCACGAGGACGTGCATACCATCGACGATACGGGCTTTGATGCCTTCCTGTCTTCATTCTCTGACGACGCCAAGAGGCGTCCATCGGAGGGTGCCGAAGGGGCGCCGGAACCGCAGCATGAGACCGCTGCGCAGACGGAGAATACAGAGGGTGAGCCTGAGGAAACCGAAGCCGATCCTGACGACCAAGAGGTCGAGATTAAGGTCGGCGAGGAGACCAAGAAGGCAACGCTACGCGACCTTAAGCGCCTGTATGGGCAGGAGGCCGCGCTCACCCAGAAGTCTCAGAAAGCTTCCGAGCAGCTGCGTTCTGCGGAGGAGCAAATCGCGCGCGCATCGGCATCCGCCAAGGGTATGCTCGAACGCGCCAATGCACGCTACGCCACCTATAAGGACTGGGGTGTTCCCGAGTGGAGCCACCTAGCGGCGACCCTGAGCCCGGACGATTACAACGCGCTCCGCAGCGAGGCTCAGGCCGCTAAGGCCGATGTCGATTTCCTCACGCAGGAAGTCGAAGGCTACATGAAGGAGCAGCAGGCCCAGCAAGTCAAAGCCTACCAAGAGGCGGCTCAGACTTGCCTGAAGGAGCTTACGGACCCCGAGAAGGGGATTCCAGAGTTCGGGCCACCCGTCTACGAGGAAATGATGAACTTCGCTGTCCAGCACGGTGTGCCGGTCGGCGAGGCCCGTCAGGTCGTATCCGCGCCTGTCCTGAAAATCCTGCACATGGCCATGCTTTACGCCAAGTCGCAGAAGGCAGTGAAGTCCGCGGAAGAGAAGGTGCAGAAGGCCGTTGAGAAACCCACGCGGGTATTGAAGCCGCGCGGCGCAGAACCCCATCGTGACAACAAACAGGCCGCTATCAAGCGTATGCGTGAAGCCGGGGGAGACCTCGACGCCACGGCCGACGCATTCGCGGCCTCGTTCTAAGACAGGAAGATTAAGGACAAATGTCCTTCGCAGTTATGTCGTCCTATGACCAAGTTGGTGTCAAAGAGGACATTTCAGACATCATCACCAACATTTCGCCGACCAAGACACCTTTCCAGACCATGATCGGTTCTGAAGGCGTTCATCAGCGGACCCATCAGTGGCAGGAAGACAGCCTTATCGCGGCCGGCGCGAATGCCGCCGTCGAAGGTGCTGACGCTCCGACTGCTGTGCAGAACGCGACTGTCATGCGTTCCAACACCACCCAAATCCTGACCAAGACGGCGAAGGTCACCGGCACCGCCGATGTGACTAAGACCTACGGTCGTGATCGGGAACTGGCCTATCAGCTCGGGATGCGCTCCGCTGAACTGAAGCGCGACTTGGAGTATGCCATGGTCGGCGTGAACGCGGCTGCCGTGGTCGGTAGCGATGGCGTGGCCCGCTCGATGGCCTCCTATGGCGCCATGGTCGACAGCACCGTGGACTGGGTTGTGAACGGCGCGAACGCTGGTGCGTTCGGTGGTTCCACCACGACTCCGGCAGCGCTGTATGAACAGGCCGTGCTGAATGTTGCACAGCAGCTCTACATCGACGGCGCTGATCCCGACACCCTGATGGTCAAGCCGGCCGACAAGGTGATCGTGTCGAGCTGGAAGTCCGGCGGCGGGGCTAACCTGACCCGCACGAACTTCGTGGACAACGCAGCGAAGACTATCGTGAACAGTGTGGACGTTTATGAGAGCGACTTCGGCGACCTCCGCGTCGTCATGAACCGCTTCCAGCTGGTCAGCACGGCGCTCGTCTTCGAGCCTTCCATGTGGAAGAAGCTCGTGCTCCGCAACTGGTTCCGCGAGACCCTCGCGAAGACCGGCGACAGCACGAACGTGCAGATCGTGGGCGAGTTCTCGCTGAAGCACCGGAACTTCAAGGCTTCCGGGCTGATCTCGAACCTGACCTAATCGCCCTGATGGGGGCTCCTTCGGGAGCCCTCACTCGGCCCTTTAGAGGCCCCCTATGCAGAACCCTATGCGTCTGGGTAAGTCCCAGGACGTTGCCGTTGGCACGACCTCCGCGACCTGCGCCACTGCCTTCGGCCTAACCACGATCGTGCGTGTGCTCTTCGTCGCCGCCGCTGTTGGTAACAAAGCCTACATAACATTTGGCAGTGCCCCTGTGGCGACCATACCAGGCGGCGCGCAGCTGGCGTCGAACTTCCCTGAATACTTCCTGGTGCGGCCCGGTGAGAAGGTGGCAGTCATCGGGAGCGTTGCGTCGGCCGGAACCCTCACCGTCACGGAGATGACCCGATGAAGGTCGGCTTAATCGACGCCGAGACAACCTTCGGCGAGAATGTTGAGGGCCTCTATCTAGCCCACAAGCAGGCCATCACCGACGAGTTCATGGACGAACTAAAGTCCGAGCGGATGGCGAAGGCCGCGCTCGAACGCCCCGGCTCCATGAACCGCGTCGCCCGCGTTCCGACCTTCGTGTGGGAACTGTGGATGCGGCAGGGACGTGATCCCTACCACGCCACTGCCCGGCAGATCGTGAACTGGCTTGAGCGGGACGATCTGCAAGCCTTCATCAGCACGCCTAAGAGGGTCTGATGCCACTCAAGAGCGGAACCTCTAAGGCCGCCTTCTCCAGCAACGTCAAGACGGAGATGGCTGCTGGCAAGCCACAGAAGCAAGCCGTCGCCATCGCCTACAGCGAGAAGCGTAAGGGCAGCAAGAAGAAGTAACCCCATCTGCGGTCTCGGAGACTATGTCCTATAACACAATGAAGACGGACTTCCTGAACATCCTCGATCGAGACGAAGTTCAGTCGACTGGTCCGCAGGCCGCGATGGCAGACACGTTCTTGCAGCAGGGCATTTCAAGAATACAGCGGGACTGCCGGCTGCCCTCGATGGAACGTGCACAGCTTATCACCCCGACCGACAACGCCATGACACAATTCCCCGTGCCCACTGATCTGATCCAGATCATCGACGTGCTGGTGCCGGACGCGGCGGGTGTCCCTGGTCAGCTACGCGCCTTGAAGCGCGTGGCCTACCGCAAGTTGGTGGCCTATGACCCCACCGACATTCCGCGGGTCTACGCGCGGTTCCAGACACTCGTATATGTGTCGGGTGCAGTGCCGATCGGCAACCAACTACAGTTCCTCTATTACGGCAACTTCAGCCCCTTCGCGACCGCCGATAGCGACAACGAGCTGTCCGCTAGTACACCCGATCTGGCCGTCTATGCGGCGCTCTCTTACGCAGGCGATTACTTCGAGCATCCGCTCGCTGCGCAATGGGAAGCCCGCTATCAGGCCATCAAGACCGAAGTGCAG